AAATTTCATAAAAGCTTCGGTCGGATCGCTGTCCCAAACTTCCTTAAACTGTTCCCCGGTCAGTCCGGAGACAGAAGCAAAGTCCTCCAGCGCCTCTCCACCGGTTTCAGCGGCAACTTCCATCCTGACCAGCGCCTTAGAAAACGCACTGCCGCCCATCTGGGTTTCAATGCCAACAGAAGAAAGAGCAGCGGAAATGGCCAGAATTTGATCTTCAGTCATACCAACCTGTTTGCCTGCAGCAGCAAGCCTATATCCCATTTCAATGATCTCAGCTTCGGTCGTCGCGAAATTATTGCCAAGATCTACAATAGCAGAGCCAAGCGCTCGCCAGTTTTCGTCCGTCTGGACCATGCCGGTTATATTGGCAAACCGTGCAAGCGCAGTTGCTGCCTCTTCAGCAGTAACATTCGTACTATTGCCCAGGTCAATCATCGTCTTTGTGAAATCAAGAATCGTGTCCTTCTCGATGCCCAACTGCCCGGCAATCGCGACAAGTTCCGCTATATCCACAGCCGACATTGCCAGTTCAGTGCTCATCTGCTGAATACCGCTGGAAAGCCTGCTGTAATCCGCATCCGTGCCGTCTACTGTTTTCTTGACAGAAGTAAAAGCACTCTCGTAGTCGATCGCGCTCTTCACAGCCGTTGCGCCCAGCGCAAGCAGCGGCGTTGTCAGTCCGGTGGTCAGCGCCTTTCCGGCATTAACCCATGTATCGCTGTTTTGAGAGGCCTTCTTGCCAAAGTTTTCAATAGCATCGCCCGCCTGATACCATGCGCTCTCCTGTTCGATCAGTTTGCGCTTCGTCTTGGCGAGTTCCACCTGCGTCTCAGCCATTTCGGCATTGACATTGTTCAGTCCGATTTTTGCACGGGTAATGCTGTCATCGGTATCTCGGATATTCTTTTTATAGGCCTTGAGCTGGCCTTCGATCTTCGTGATCTCGGTTTTGGATTCGGCGTACTCCTTGTTCAGTTCATCAAGGTTCTTTTTCGCCTCGATCGTAACAGAGTCCGTATCGCCCAAGGTTTTTGCGTATGCCTGATATGCATCAGTAGCATTGTCGACCTGCTTTGCAAGCTGCTTGCTGATCATTCTTGCCGATTCAAGCCGGCGCTCATAATCCGCATGACGCTTCTTGGTTGTGTTCAGTTCACTGTTCAGTTCGCTCAGACGCTTGCTGTATTCGTTCGCCGCGACTTTCTGCAGGTCGAGTTTTCTTCCCAGCATGTCGATCTTTGCCGCCGACCCGGCAGCAGTATCGGCAAATTTGTCAACTCCGGCCCCTGCCAGCTTGAACGAGCTCTCCGCCTCTTTGATTTGGAGATTGATAGTCTTAATATTCCGGGTAAAATTGCCGCTGTCCAGCGACAGCGCAACAACAAGCTCGCGAAGGGTCTCAGCCATCTATTCTCACCTCGGTCTCAAACTGGGCCAGACTTCATCGATATATGCCGGTTTCGGCTCGGCTTCCTTTCTCGCCTTCCAGGCACGCACCTTCATATATCCGATCATGTCCATCTGGTCAATCTCATGCATGCGCCAGCCGGCGTCCAGCAGCGCGTTATACGTCGAAAAGATGTAGTCCGAAAGCGTCATCGGCGCTGTGTGTTCGCCTCCGGATTTGTTGGAAAAGGGAACTCGTGCAGCACCTCCGTGGTCTGGGTCTGCACAGACATCAGCGTCAGCGCGATATCGTGCATAACGCGATCGGCGGGATACCCGTCGTAAACATCGTCCGGCGTGAACTGGTTCTGAAACACCAGACAGAACCACTTAACCATCACATCCAGCGCCTTTTCGATGGTGATACCATCGTCATTCGCTTCGATGCCGGCAGCCGCGTCACGCGCGATCTTGTTTACCTTGCCGTACATTTCAGTTGCAGGGCCGATTTCGCGCAAAGCGCGCCCGGAAACAAAATCCACGGTATACGTTTTGTCATTCAGTTTGCATGTGATCACGTCTCACACCTCCAACAGCAAAAGCCCCGGTTAATACCGGGGCTTTTCATCGTCATTCGTGTCTGATCAGGCCGATGCGACCGGCTCATAAACGGTTGCAAGGAAGGTATTGGCCTTCTCCGCAGTAAAGCCGTTCACGCCCTCATCGGCAACAGCCTGATAGTTGTTGTCGTAGGTGCGCTTGATCGCAGTCCATTCGACTTCAGGGGTCTGACGGGTGATCGTCTCGCCTTCCTTGGTGTTGTAGTTTTCGGTCAGCGGCTTTGCCCTAACCTTATACAGCCACACATAGCGGAAGGTGTGGTCAGCCTTTTCAGACTTAAAGCCAACCGCGAAATACGGCGGCTTATCATTGGAGTTGCGCAGCAGAACGCCGTTGCTGTCAACGGTAGAGCCGAAGATCTTCTGCTGAACATCCAGCGGGATATCCGCCATGCGGGTGGTGAAGGTAACTTCCGGATCAGGATAGACGACGTCATATTCGCCGTCATCGGCATACTGAACGTCCGGATCGCTGTTTTCCGGGGTCAGCGTCGCTTCGATAGCGCCGGCAACAGGCACAACGGTGCCGTATTCGGCGCCGGCTTCGGTATCGCTTTCCAGCGGCGCGATAACCAGATTCTTCAGACCGATCGTAGAGCTGGGCTTGTTCGTATCAGGCATATCGGTTTCCTCCTCTTTTCAGTTATAATGAGCGAAGCGCGTCATCAAGGACGCGCTTGATTTCTTGGTACGCTTCGGGGGCTCTCGCATCAAAGGCAGGCTGGATAAACGGATGAGCAGGAGCAGGAGCCGGACCGCCATGCCCGAACTCAACAGGATTGGCGTAATAGGCTTTCTTCTCGCTGTTCATGTCCTTTCGGTGAACACCTGCGCTGATCTGTTTTGAGCCATTGGATTTTGTCTTGACCTTTCCGGTCTTGATAGAAGCATGCAAAACACCGGTCCGGATCTTGGGATCCGTCTCGGTGTTTTTGAGCATCTGTTCATGTATGGGCTTGATTCCGGCCTCCAGTGCCTTCTTGATCACGGGGCTTTCGTTGTTCAGGCTGGTAGCCATGTTTCGGATATCTTCGGTCAGGTCAGAAAGGCCGCGCACACTCATTCGCTTTGCCAATCTGTTGCCTCCTCGATATACGACCATGTCCACTGCACGGTGAACGCGCGCGTCGCATAGTCATATGCCGGCTCGTTATATCCTCTGTCGGATTCCGAGACCAGTGCAAACCCGGCCTTTCGCATCAGATTCCTGACACGTTCCGCCGTTTCCGTCGGGTCAGAATCGCTCCAAAGGTTCATATAGACGAATATCTTGTACTCAGCCAACGCATCGTCATAATGAAAATGCTCCGTGCGCATCGTCGAGTACACGATATACTGATCAGGCTGCTTCTGTTTGCCGCCTGTCGGCCTCCAGATGCCAGCCATGACAGGCACGCCCAGCATAATCGGCGCCAGTGCTTCTTGTACCTGCCTCATCCGTCCACCCCTTTGACCTGCGCAGCTTTCAAACCAAGATAGCGGCGTTTGAACTCATATTCACCCAGCGTCTGGATAATCCAGCGTTCGCCGCGAAACTCGATCCACATACCGGGCTGGATATCAGCCCGGTACCGAATCGTGAAGTTCAAAACCGTTTCCGAATTCATCGTGTCAGCAGCGCGAAAGTTCTGGTTTCCTGCATCCATGACCGACGCCCATACTCTGCATATCGTAGTGTCAATGGCTTCAGGATAGCCGTTTTCGTTGATGATGTTGTCTGTAACACCGATCGTTATCCTGTTCCGCAAATCCCCCGGCCGCGGGTTTGATGTGAATGTTTTATATCCTCGCAAAAGCGCTCACCTCACTAAAACATGCGCGCCGGATCTCTGTGCGGATAGAGCAGGTTTTCAAAAGCGGCGCGCATGGCGTTGTAGCTTTCTCGGTCAGCGTTTTCGCGGTTTTCATAATAATGGCTGACATATAAGAGAATTGCATGTCTCACAACTTCCGGAATATCATCCATATCTTCAAAAACCACCCGACAATAATCATTTGCAGCAGCTTCCGCCGCATTGATCAGGTCCTTGATCAGTCCATCCTCTTCATCATGCTCTATACGAAGATAAGCCTTTACTTTATTGATCTTGGTAAACGCCATACGCCACCCCTTTCTGCAGCCTGACGATTCAGGCTGCTGATTTTATCAGGCTCAGGCGCCGGCGACCTTCAGCAGCTTCACAGCTTCCGGCAGAACCAGCTTGCCGTCCACGCGTTCGCGGCCCTGGAAACCGACCTGACCATTGGCGGCGTACAGCTCGTTCAGGCGCTTGAAAGAACGAACGCCGCGGTCAGCGATCCAGTAGTAGCTCATGTCGCCGAAAGCAACAGCAAAATTGCCGGCGCTGATGGTCGGGGCATAGGCAGAAGTGTGCAGCGGACGGCCGAGCAGTTTGTCCGGCTGGCCAGCCTGCAGACCCGGTTGCCAGATATACTCGCCGCTGCCCGAGGTCTTGAGCTTGCGAACCGCCTTGACAGTCGCATCGTTCATCACAAACACGGCCTTGTTGCGATACGGGGCCTTCAGAGAGTAGAACAGGTCCATGATCTCGTCAGCAGTAATCGCAGCGCCGGCAGTGGTTACACCCAGTTCGCCGCCATCAGTCTCGTGGAACAGGCCGGTCGGCTTGCCAGTGCCGTCACCGACAAAGAACGCCTCTTCTTCAGCCGCGCCGATACGACGGGCGAACTCAGTAGCGACATAGGCCTGAATGTTGAACACGGAGTCAGCCAGCAGTTCTTCGGAAACCTTGATCATAGTGGCCAGCTTGTAAGCGCCCAGCGTGATCTGACCGAACTGCTCATCGCTCTCCGGATAAGCGCCGTTCTCGTCTACCCACTGCGCGGTGCCATGGCTCTTGACCACCGGAATCTTGCGTTCTCCGGAATCGGTGCTGATGACCTTGGCCAGACGGCGCATGATGTTCTCTTCCTCCAGAGCGGTGATCAGAGTGGCCTGATACTCGTCCGGAACCAGGTAGCCGCCGTCAGCATCAGTGCCCTCGCGCAGGATGTTGTGAACAGCCGGATCCATAAACTTGTTCTTGAGGCCGGACCAGAACGCGTTGTTGTAAGCCTTGGCAGCGCGGCCCTTCTTGTCCTCATCGCCGATCTGCGGGTTGACGCCGCTGTTGAGCGGGTTGGAAACAGCCTTGCCGAGCTCATTGTCCATCTCCTGCTGCCTCTCAAGGCGTTCGATCTGCTTGCCCAGGTTGACGATCTCGGCCTCCATCTTGTCGTAGGTGGCACCGTCCTCGGCACTCATAGTGCCGTTTTCGGCGGTGTGGGTGTCAAGGAAGCGCTTCGCATCTTCCCAAGCCTTCGCCCTCTGGTTCCTGAGTTCAAAAATCTTGCTCATATCCATTTCCTCCTTATTATTGCAAAAGCGCCAGCCTGCGCTGTCGCGCCGATGCATTCACTCGTTTTTCTTCCTTCGCCGGTTCAGCCGGCTGCTCGATCTTCGCCTGCAGTTTGTTCAGCAGGCAGTTGGTCACAGTGCGGCGGCTGAAAACAAAACTGTTTTCCACCGTGCGATCCGCGCTCTTTTCCTCAAACATGACTTCGTCGCAGAACTTCATTTCCAGCGCCGTATGTGCGCTCATCCATGTCTCCGCGTCCATCATGTGGCCAAGTTTCGTCCTCGACATCCCGGTTTTGAGTTCATAGGCATTGATGATCGATTCCTTGACTTCGTCCAGCAGTTGGATCGCCTTGCGCATCTCCTCGCTGTCGCCCATCGCCACAGTCAGCGGATTGTGGATCATCATCAGGCTCGTCGGAGACATCATCACCTTGGTGCCCGCCATTGCAATGACAGACGCCGCACTGGCAGCCGTGCCGTCGATCTTGACCGTCACTTCATGCGGATAATCCATCAGCATCGTGTAGATCATGGACGCCGCGACGCAGTCGCCGCCCGGCGAATTGATTCTCACGCATACAGGACCGCTGCCCGCCATCAGATCAGCCTTGAACTGTGCCGGCGTAACCTCGTCGCCCCACCAGCTTTCCTCAGCAATAACGCCCTCAAGGATCAGTTCGCGTCCGCTCTCGGCCTGTACCCAATTCCAAAATTTCATTTCGTTTTCACCCCCTCTGCGCCGTTCTTATTTCCACCGGCGGCCATCTGAGCCTGTGCCGCCTCAATGGAGATCATGTTGCCGTTGACAAGGTAGGCATTGCCGCCCATCTCGTCCGGGATCGGGTTCTCGTTTTCCTTTTCCCGTATGTCGTTCGCGCTCATCCAGCCGTTCTGTCGTGCGATCGCGTAGCCCTCCATGCGGCTCTTGTAGTCGCCTCGCATCAGGCCGTCCATGTTGAACTGGGTATAAAAACGGCCCTTGTCTTCCTCGTTGAACAGCTGCTTGTTTGCGGCCTGTTCAATGCGGACCAGCCAAGGGCGGATCGTATGCACAGCAAAGGATATGGACTGATGTTCGATATTGGAGAACGTTGCATGCTCCAGATCGCCGATCATATGCGGCGGTACGCGATAGATCCTGCAAATCTCGCTGACTTGGAACTTTCTCGTCTCAAGGAACTGCGCTTCGTTATTGGGAATAGAGATCTGCTGGAACTGCATTCCCTCTTCAAGCACAGCTACCTTGCCGGAATTTTTGGAGCCGCCGTATGCGGCATTCCACGCCGCCCTCAGCTTCGCAGGATCGTTCACATGGTTCGGATGCGTCAGGATACCGGCAGGTGTCGCACCGTTGCCGAAGAAATTCGATCCGTATTCCTCCGCTGCGATGCCAAGTCCAATCGCGTTCTTCTCAATCGCGATCGGGCTGTATCCGCGCACGCCGTCAAAGCCAAGACCCGGAACAGCGAACACTTCCTCCGGCATGAGAGTTGCTACACCGTTTTTGCCGTTTGTGTATTCGTATCGCAGTTCGCCGTCCTCGCTTCGATACACGCGCATATTGCACGAAAGCAGCGGATATATTGCAATGATCTTGTTGCGCCCGTCACGAATGATCTGCGCATAGGCATTGCCCCAGATCAGAAGGTTCGCCAGCATCGACTCGCGCCACACAAAGGACGTCATTTCGCTGTTCGGCTCGTCGTGTACCAGCCTGTACAGCGAATGGTCCGTCGCCTTGCGATGACCGCTGTCTGTGCGCTCATACACAGAAAAAGGAAGACTCGCAATCGTTTCAGAGATCACTCGGACACATGCATAAACAGCAGATAGCTGCATTGCCGATGTGGGCGTAACCTCCTTGCCGGCTGCGGTCGCGCCACTGCCAAACAGGACTTCGTCGCCCGCATTTCCCCCCATGTAATTTTGTACTTGCGGCTTGTCGCGGGAACGGATCAGTTTCGGTATCCGGAACGCCAATTTCTACACCTCCAAATAAAAAGCAGAGCATTTTTGCTCTGCTGCCACCGATTATCGGTTATAGCTGTAAACAGGATTGCTGTCTTCATTGCCCGTCTTTTTACCGTGGCAATTCTTGCAAAGCGGCTGCCAGTTCCGCTGATCCCACCGAAGCGTCGGATCACCTCTGTGCGGAATGATATGGTCAACCACCCGTGCAGGCACGATCTTGCCCGCCGCCTTACACTTTACGCACAACGGATTCTTGCGCAGGAACAGTTCCCGCTCTCTCCTCCAGCGCGCGTCATATCCGCGTTCCGCGGCAGTCTCACGCGAGTCCCATTTTCTGTGCGCCTCGCAGTACACTTTATCGCTCAGATTCGGACATCCCGGAAACCGGCACGGCCGTTTCGGCTTGTACGGCACACGCATTCACCTCTAATGTATCATCATATAAACAGCAGTTCCCGCTCGTCGTATATGGAGAATCCGCTGTTCTGATTTTTCAGCGCCCGGTCCAGCGCCATGACCAGCGCGACCGCGCCGTCAACGCGCTCGGTGGACTTCTCCTTGTCGATCTTCTGGTTGCCCGCAGGATCAGTCCGGACATATGCGTTGTCCATACACCAGCGCAGCACGGGATGCCCGCCGTGGTTCAGCTTTCTCTCCAGCACAATGCGCATCAGTTCCTTGGTCGGCGGAGACATATCCTTGAACCCCTGTCCAAACGGCACCATTGTGAACCCGTCTCCGTCCAGATTCTGTACCATCATGGTCGCGTTCCATCTGTCGTGCGCGATCTCTCGGATGTTGTACTTTTCTCCAAGTTCAATGATCGTCTGCTCGATAAACCCGTAATGCACGACGTTGCCCTCGGTAGCAAACACATGCCCCTGTTTTTCCCACACATCATACGGTACATGGTCGCGCCGCACGCGCAGCTTTATGCTGTCTTCAGGAATCCAGAAAAACGGCAGCACCTTGTAGGGTTCATCTTCGTCCACAGGCGGAAACACAAGCACCAGTGCTGTCAAGTCGCTCGTGGTCGAAAGGTCCAGCCCCGCGTAGCACGCGCGCCCGCGCAGCTCTTCCGGATCGATGTAATCCGACCCCTCGTCCCACTTGTCCATCTGCATCCATCTGACAGATTGTTTCACCCACTGGTTCAGCCTCAGCTGTCTGAACTGGTTTTCATCCGCCGGCGATTCAAGAGCCTTGCGGTATGCGTCGCGCACCTTTTCGATCGTGATCGTATGGCCGAGCGAAGGATTTGCCTTGTACCAACTCTTTTCGTCCTGCCAGTCATCATCGTCCGAAATGCCGAAGATCACCGGATAGAAACGCGGGTCGATCTTTCTCCCCTCGATGATATCCAGCGCCTTCTGATGCACCGTCCAGCATATGCTGTTGCGGTCTGTCCCTGCGGTGGTCAAGAAAATCCACAGCGGCTGTTTCCGCGCGTCGCCCGAACCCTGCGTCATAACGTCATATAGCGCGCGCGTCGGCTGCGTGTGCAGCTCGTCGAATATACACGCGCTTACGTTCAGTCCGTGCTTTGTTGCAACTTCAGAAGAGAGCACCTGATAAACGCTTCCGGTCGGTTCGTAAACCATGCGCTTTGTCGACGGGATGATTTTAATGCGCTTCATCAGCGCCGGGCTTTGCTTGACCATGTCGACAGCAACGTCAAAAACAATGCCGGCCTGCTGGCGGTCAGCCGCGCAGGAATACACTTCTGCATTCCACTCGTCATCGTTCACCAGCATGTTCAGCGCAAGCGCCGCACCCAACTCACTGTTGTGCGTCGGCACCATAGAAGGCCCGGCGAGATATTGGTGAGACGGGCTATCCACTTGAATGCATCGCATCTGTATCTTTTCCGTCAGAGGTACGATATCTTCCAAATAATGAAAACAGGAACGCGTATTCCCTTTGCGTTCCCGTGCGCGGTCATATTTTCTTTTGAGGCGTGATGTGGGCTGATCTTCAAATGTGGTAAACCGTATCGTGTACAGTGTTTCTCCCGTAGGCTTGTTATAGCGCAGTGACGATCCCTCTGTCATTGCGTTTTTGATCCCAAGGCTCCACAGAAGTTCCCTCACACCTTCGGCAAGTTGTCTCACCGTGCTCGCATAAATGCTCTGCGATTTTTCAACGCTTACACTTCCATCAGAATCCATGAGCCCTTGCAGCAGTGCCCATCGTTGTTTTTTTGAGGCGCGAAGGTACTGGTTCGGTATCTTCTTGTCCCTGTAACTTTCCACGAGAACTTTTTTGAGCTCCGGAACACGCAGCACGACGCTTCCGCCGCCTTGCTGAACATATTCCCCCGTGACCTGATACGGTATATTCTCCTTTACAGCCGAAACATCGCATGTTCTCACGGTGATTTCAGGCTTAACGGAATTCCCATTTCCGAGCCAGAATCCATACAAATATGGAGCAATAGGCAGCTCTTGTTCTTCAGTATCGAGAGCGGCAGCAACCGGTATTCGGATAATCGATCTGCTTTCGTCCGGTTTTCCCGCATTTCGTTGTCTGTGTTTGCACATCATTCGGTACATATCGCCGGTCGTAAGCTGCTTACTTCTGCTCCTGCCGATGATGTATTCTACGTTCCATAAATGCCGTTCGCCAGCGTCTATGTAGCTGCCATCTCTAAATATGATTCTGTAACACTGTTCAGTATCGTCGATCTCGCTCAGCCCTACAACGTGGCAGGCATATCCGTTTTCATCGAAAACTCGATCTCCGACCGCCAATTCGCCCATTTCCTTCCATCCTTCTGGCGTCGGTATAGGCGTGTTAAGTGCAAGCTGTTTCCCTTGCTTCTTCGGAATTTCAATATAGGCAGTCGTGTACTGCCTGATATCAGGGTTTTCATCGCGCACTGTGCCAAACACATCGCTGATGATCTTCTCCTGCCAAGGCAGCAAATCGAAGTATTTCCCGTGGAACTCGCCCTTCGTATGCTTGAGATTGTTGATAAACCGTATCACGCGCTGCGCGCGTCTCTCATCAAATGCCATCTCAGACCGCCTCCGTTACCAGCGCCCCGAAAGCAGCTTTTCCATCGGGTCTTCTTCCTCTTTCCTTCCCTTGGTGTCCATCGCCGCATTGATCCTCGATCGAGAGGCAGGTGTCAGGCCAAATTCATTGGCGAACGACTGCATCATCTTCATATTCTGCATTGCAATGGACACATATGGGGTCTGCTGGATATATCCATTCGGGGTCAAAAACGTCGTGCCAATCTCGGAGATCTTCTCTTCCGCCTGCTTCCAACGCGCATATGCCTGGCAATACCCCTCAAACGCCTTAAGGTCAGCGGTGGTCAAAACGCCCATGCTTTCAAGCGAAGGCGCCAGCCGCTTCCATTCCTTCTTCGCGTCGGGCATGAGCCAAGACGGCGGTTTGATGCTGTCCGCCTTCGGCGGCTTCGGTTCATTGGCATTCAGTTTCTGCTTGCCCGGGTTCCCTTCCAATATTTTCAGCGCCGTTGGTTTCGGCGCAGGGCCTCTCTTTCCCATGTCCTCACTCCCTCTCTGGAGCCACCCCTCCAATCCCAAAAATGAAACAGAGCCCCGCTATCAAGCGAAGCTCTGTTTTTTTGCCGCAAGGATCCCTTGCCTTTTTCTTCATGCTAACTATATCACAGGTTGACCATTGCAAACCATTGCAAACCATTGCATTTTCAAAATTTTCTTTGATTCAAGGCGAAAAACGCACGGTTTTCGCCTGTTTTCCACCGCTTTTCCACAAGGACTGTGTGCAAAACTCCCTCGGAGTTTCTTCTATTATATAGCGCTCCTTTTTTACCATTTCTTTCCCGAAATCCCCACCCCCTTCAAAACCCTCGGCGATTCGCGCGAGAC